CCACCCATACCCTCGCCAGCATCAAAGAAACTAGGAATACCCATAGGTCCAGGTCTACCCGCACCACCTAATGCCTTCAATATCCCACCTTCTTCGGGTGTTATATATGATAACATATGATCTTGACCCATAATCTCTGTACGTCTAGGTGGAACACCTCCACCATCAGCCATCATCATAGGTTGTTGATTCATCATAGGCTGTTGCATAGGTGGCTGCATCATAGGATTCATTTGTGGCTGATTCATACCCATCATCCCCATAGGCTGATTGAATATATCAATGTTACCCATAGGATTTCCACCCATAGGGGGCATGGCATTAGCTGGAGGCATAGGAGGAGGTAATGTTGATGGTATGGATTTTAAAAAGTTGTTAAAACCACCCCTGCTTTCAGCAGTCGTTGTCAAATTTACCTGTTGTGGTTGAGGAGGTGCGGGTGGCGTACCCATATTTCCACCCATAGGGCCATTAACCATACTAAATCTCCAAAAAAAACTAGTCTTTCAAAATATACTATATGATTAATTCATTTTTGACAACATCAGTTGCATTTCTTTATCGCATTGCAATAAAACCTTCGATACATAAAGCCTATCTTCCATCTTCTCAGCCTCGGGAATCATGTGAGATATAGCATTACTTAACTTCCATATCCGCTGCTTGTCAAAACTACTCAATGGATTGTCATCATCATCAAAATCACGGACTTCAGAATGACTCTTATCAGCCTCACCACCATTCATTAAATATAAAACTGAATACTTTATCGGTATCGGTATCTGGTAAGTGTCAGTCTCATAACATCGATAACCCCTCTCACTTAATCCTAACCTCTGAGCCATAACAATCTGACTTAAACCCAAATCCTTGCGCCTCTTACGCAACTCATCTCCATTCCAATCGCAATAACTCTTATCATTCTTTTTCATTTGATACTTCCTCTAATATTCCATAACGTATTAAATCTTTAGCAAAGTCCACATCACTCCCAAACCTCACTGGCTTACCAGTCCAATTGCACGCAATCGCTGCACAAGTTTTTACAAAGTCCTCTCTCCTACTGTCAGCACCTACAAAAGTTTTATACAGCTCGTCAATGACACCTTCTGGTCCAGGTGATTCAAAGTAAGACTTAGTTGGATATTCTAATTTATATCTAGGCATAAAATACTTATAGGGCATCAGTGCCTAAAGCGTCAATAAACTTTTTATAAAATTTTTTTGAGGTCTAGTTTCAAAATGATGGGGGGTGTATCTGGAGAACTTAGTGCGAGTCTGCCCAGATCGTCTAAATAGTATTTTGGGGGGGTGTCAGGGTATACCCCCACCGAACAATTGACAAAAAAATAACCTATAAAATATTATAGGTTATGTTTAATTAGATTTAAGAATTAACCATTAACTAAAATGATTAATCCTTTCTAGTATGTAGTTTTTAAATTCACTTAATAAACCTATTAAGAAATGATCTCCTACACTTTCATCAATTGAATTGCTAGTTATTGCAACATCGATATGAGATGGAATTTTATAACCATTTAAATCATGTTCATCATTACTAGTGCCATATCTATGGTTATAAAATTGTTGTGTTAAACATTCAACAGAGTGATGTGTGAACTTTGATCTAATTGTAGATATTGTTCTTCTAACTGATCTTGCATTATCAATATTACAATGGTTCATTATTTCCCTTGTTGTTGCACCATTTTCAGTCTTACATAAAGACCACAACAAACCTAGTTTAGTTCTAGGGTTAAATGGATTAGTTGGTAGTTCTTGCCTTTCAATTCTACTATTATTAGTTAACATTCTATTATTAATAGAATGATTAAACATATTAGATAACATCATTACAAAAGGTTTAATCTTATCTCTTTCTAATGTTGCACTATGTTGTCTAAATTCAATAGTTCCATATTTTGCATATGATTGAAGATTAACAGTAAAGAACTTTGATATTCTATTAGTTCTGTGTGTGTTATGTCTGTCAACAATTGCATTCATTAAAGAATTTATTGATCCATCACAATTTGCTATTGCATCAATACAATTGTCTAAACCTTGGCAAAATTGGTTATTAGTTCGACTAGGTGGAAAGATTTTATTTATTTCTAATTGGTGTTTAGCATATCTATAAACAACATCTTTAATAATTGCATTATCTAAAACATCTTCAAAAGCAATAGAAGATTGAGGAATATAGGTTGGTCTTGAACTACCAATACCACACGTTTCAATTGATAATTTTGTGAATTCATCATTAGTGATATTTGATGATATAGGTTTAAGACCTATATGAACATGAACACCACAACATTTTTTAACACCACACCCATTATCAACAAGTACCTTTAAAACCTTGTTTACATAGTACCATGATAATTCACTATCAATTGAAAGTATTGGAAATGCTATTTCAAAATCAACACCACTAGTTCCATCTGTTTTAACATAGATAAAATTTAATTCTTCATCATTTCTAAATACTGTTTGTAATTCACTAATTGATTGAACGTTTCCACGACTAGTAAAGACACCCTCAAATTCTAATCCCATTGTAAGACTAGTATTATTTGTATTTTCTAATATATTCATAATTTCCTCATTTTGGCTAAAAGTTTAAATTGTCTTGCCTAATTCTAGCACGTTAAGCATTCAATACCTAATGATAATAACGAACAATTGCATTATTTTTGCTTTTTTTTATCTTTTTTTTTGGCCATTTTTGGAAATTGTTCGCAATTTTTTGGAGGTTTTACCTGGCAAATGGCCGTAAGAAACCCCGATCCCGAACAAGTCCGACCCCGAGTCCGAAGTCCGACACCGAAGTCCGACCCCGACCTGGAAGGCGCTGGTCAGAAAACCGAACAATTGTTCGCAATTTTGACCAGGACGCAGCAGTCACAGCAGAATCCCTGCGCTGTACGGGAAACTTCCCTGGCCGTACAGGTCCGAATACCGAACAATTGTTCCAGTTGTAAAGCCTGGACGCTGCGACGGGCGTTTTCCCTGGAAGGATCTGGGTAAAAAACCGAACAATTGTGACGATCCCGACCCCGGTAGATCCAGGCACCGAACAAAAAAAACCCCAGGAGCGTAATGCAACTGGGGTTTTTACCGAACAAATTAAAGGATCTAGCCCGAAGCCCTCCCCATCTTCAGGATCTCTTGTGTCCGATCTGCTTGGTTGTAAGCATCTCGCAAAGCCCAAGCAAGATGATCTTCATCAAGACCAAAGTCCTTGTACCCTTGTGATATGCTCTCGTAATAGTGTTTGAATGGTAGAGCGACTCCTTTCCTTGCCATGACGTAGGTCATAGCTTTGTAACCATCAACGTATATCTTTCGTTTAGTATACAGATGAGGAAAGCCCTCGAATCTATCTAAGGCTTTCTCATCTTTCTTTTGTATCTCCCACAAACCTATCTGAACTTCATCTCCCTTTGAGGGTCTGATGTCAGCTACAGTATTAAACACTAACTTCCAATCCTTTAAGACAGTTCCGTATAAGGGAACTGCCGTTGGGGTTCTTGTTTCCATGTTCTTCTTGTTAAGGTTTGCACCATATGATGCGTATAACATTTTATTAAATTTCCCCTCTGTTTTTAAGTTCTTGTTCTAGTTTCTCAATTACATTCTCAATGCAATCGCCAATAGTTATGCAACTTCCATCATTGTCCTTTGGCTTATTATAATATGCTTTCATCTTAGAATGTTTTTCTATGTCATACATATCGCACAACATATCTGATATATTCATTTCCATTCTCTTCTCCTTTGGCTGATTAACTTAATACTAATATAAGCATTCAATTCCTCTGTGTCAACAAATAATATGTCATATGATATATATTTATGGCCATAAACTTGTTCGGTTGCTGATGACCTGGAAGTTGCACTGGGTATAATGCGAACAATTGTGCGGTCTCCTTCCCAGGTCACAGCGGGAAAAGTAAAGCGAAGCCTTCTCCCTGGTTGCGTAACCGAACAATTGTGAAGTCCGAAAACCCGACCAGTGCGTTCCAGGCGAACAACTTTTGGCCATAGACAAAAAAAAGAGCGACCCGAAGGTCGCCCTTTCCAACTTCCTAGCCATAGGAATTAATTTGTTTGATAAATATAGTATGTTTCGTTATCGTGTTCGTGGTCGTTCTCCTCTCCGTCATAGCTTGACAAGAAGTGACCTCTGCCATCTGTTCCAACTGCATCTTCTACAAACTTATCAAAATCTTTGATTAACTTTAATACTGCTTCATTTGCTGACTCGCATTTGTCTTGAAGCAACTTAAAAACTCCCTCATCAATATCACTATGGGAGGATAAAAAACTTGGATTAAATGCCCAAACAGAATCTTTTATGTTTTCTGCGACTTTCTCGTCTGCTTCATCATCAGTTAAGACCAAATACTCTTGGTTGCCATAACAATATATATCATAAGACTCGTAATATATTTCTTTTTCTTCTTCTTTGGTTAGCTCCAAATGTTTTGCCAAGGCTTTGATTCTTGGATTATCAAGATTTTTTACGATTGGCTTTAGTGCTTTGATTACGTTGTTTTCTAATGTACCCATTATTTTTGCTCCAATTGGCTATAGTATTGATTGAGGCTTTTTACACCTTGTTTTGCTTGTTCAAATGTTATCTTCTCGCTTTGCATCTGACCAACAAGGTCTTCTAAGCATTCTAGTAATTGATCGTATTCATTTACTTGTTCCAATTTGATCTCCTTTGGCTGTTTTGTTTGTCTTACTATTATATATAGGCTTTCAGTTCCTACATGTCAACAACTAAAAACATTTTTTTTATTTTATTTGTTCGGCCATCTACCTGGAACGCAACTGGGTAGAATAGCGAACAATTGTGACGTTTTAACCAGGACGGCCTCCCTGGTCACGGCTGGGCGTAAAGCGAACAATTGTGAGTTTGGCCTTTACCCGGGTAGATCCAGGAAGCCCGAACCCGAACAATTGTGACCAGCCTCTCCCTGGTTGGCCAGATCCCGAAGTCCGACAATCCCGAACAATTGTGCGGTCTGGTGCTGCTGCGAATCCCGAAGTCCGAACAATTTGGCCAGACCCGGGCTACGCAAATGCCCGAAACACCGAACAATTCATAGCCCGACCAGCCCGAAAGCCCGACAACCCCGAAGTCCGAAGGTCAACGCCTGACCCAACCCCCTAAGTAATTACGCTACTTCTTGGGTTTCACGCTAGTTTGCTCTATCACGTCTGCCTCCTTATGGGTCTTTGTGGCTACTTTCATGCGTTTCTGGGCTATGTCTTGGAATTCTTGTAGTTTTAACAGTATTTCTTCCCTTGTCATGCTGTCGGTTCTCTCATGTAGCACATGGGCTTTATTAACAAGCAGACCTGTAGCCTTTAATCGCAGTTCTTCGGCTCTAATGGCTTCACCGAATTTTCCAGACTCCCATGCTTCGTTACGAATTTTAAGTAAGTCACGCACCGACTTATCAATTGTGACACCGAACCTTGTTTGGGCTTCGTCACGCATTTCCTGATAGCGTTCCTGGACAACTGGGTTACGGAGCAACCTCACGGCATCGACACCTGGATTTGCATATCCTGCTGCACGAGCCGAAGAGGTCTGTGTCATATCCTTGTGCATAAAGTTATTAAGAAAATCTTGCTGCTTATCGGTCAATCGTTTCCAACCTGCTAATCGTTGTTCTTTAGTTAAGTCTTCTGCTACTCTTGGCATCTTATTTTATCTCCATTTAATTACTAGTTTACTAGGGGTAAGAGGGGTGGGTTACTTACCACCCTCTTATACCCCCTTTAGGGGGGAAGTTCGGTAAGTTGGTAAGTTTGAACAAAATCAATGACTTACAAGCCATAAAACACTTACCGACCCCTAAAGTAACCTCGGTAAGTAGATATACGCAAACCGAGGCTACATAAGGGTTTGCCAACTTACCGACCAATCTACTTCCCGTGGTAAGTTGGTAAGTGGTAAGTAGATCACTCATAAAGCACCACAATTTTAGGGTCATTTGTTCGCTTATAAAAAGTTCCCCAGTCGGTACAAACGTACCCTAAATGGAACATCATTTCTCTGTGTTGCAAGAAGCATTCGGCACATGAATACATATCATATTTGCAATCAAGCATATGATTAATTGGTGCATGAAGTTGTTGAGCGATTCCTTTTTCAACGGCACAACCGAGGCAAATTGTTCGGTGATTCATTTGCAGATCCATGCCAGGGACAATTTTTTCTTGGCATGATCCACACTTTTTTTGTTTTTTATAGGCCATATTACACCTCTTGACTTACGCTAATGGTTTCCATTTCTTGTACTATAGTCGTGTAGTCACGCCTTTTAGCTATGATTTGCCACTTCTTAACGGCTTCATCATAGTTGTCGGCTTCTATATCAACCATATAATACTTTGTTTCCTTACAATGGATAACAAACTTTTCTTTTGGCAGTTTTCTCATATTAAGCTCCATTAAAGCATGATGCTTTAACCATGTGATCTATTGGCTCGTCACCATAATAGTCAAATATAGCCCCAATTACTAATTGTTCGCTTTTGTTAATGTCGTCTTTACATTGACGCATAGTTACATATTCGACTTGGCTCTTATGAAACATACACTTTTGTTCGCCTCCATCATGTCTATTACCTACTGACCATACGATACATATGGCAACTAACATCTCTACCATTATTTTTCCTCCTTTTTTGTTTTCCAAAAATAATTATTAGTGTCTCCTAATCTAGTGTCGTTGCCATTTTCGACCTGATACTCGATTGTACTAACCAAGAAATCAGGCTTCAAAGGCTCTTGTGGTGTAAGGCTATTGTCAAACACTCTCATTCTATTGTTTGGATATAGACAAAACTGTCCATTTCTTAGCTGCAAAAGGTTAAAAGATTTGTGTTCTTCAGGGTTTTCGCTTGTGCTATAATCAACAATATCAGGGCTATTATGGTAATTATCCAATGTGCATATATATGTAGCTTTAATAATTCCAAAATCCCTGGTTAACACTTCAAAATCCATAGTTGATATAAACTCTTTATGTATAGCCACAACATTATAATCCATGCAGTTCCAAAATTGTAGGTTTGGCAAATCCAAATCAACTTTTGGTGTTTCAGGTTCGGCTAAGAATGCAGATATTGGTAATTTATCAAACAAAGCACCATATTCAGGTAAGTAGGTTTCAAAGTAAAAGGCTCGACCAGCTATAGATTTTGCAGTAACCCATATACCTTTAACAAATTTGCCATGCCCATCTTGGTGGTCTCTTAAATACTCTTTACGAACCCAAATTTGTCTTGCTGGAAGATTACAAATTAACTCTGACATTAATTTTTACCCTTTCTATAGCTATATCTTTTTTCTTTAGATTCAACTCTATCTTTATAGCGATAGTGATTTGATCCATCAGTCATTATATCAGCTAATTCTGACACTCCATAAGACACCTCTGTTGCTTGCCTTGATACTTTGCCAAAATCAACTTCGTTTAAGGCTCTTGGATCATCTTCAAACCACATTTCATCTTCGGCTGGTTCTATTTTCTTTTCTGATAATTCAGTAAAAATACCTCTGACTTCTCCATTTTTACCAACTCCATAACCTCTGCAATCGGCACACATTTTAGCAGTATTCCTACGATTTGATACTTCCCCAAGTTTCTCTTTGCATAGCTTGCAATAATTGTATTTAAATTCTTGCCTATCTTTTGCAATTTGTTCTTGAGTTCTTCTAACAGTTGTCTTTAGCCTAGTTCCTCTAAACATCATAACTCTCCTCTTTGTGACATTCATCACATTCAGCTAAACCTTCAGGTGGTTCATCTAAATGAAACATTTCTGCACATATCGTGCATTCATACTCTCCCATAATAACCTCCCTTTTTAAAAAATTGTTTATATAATTTCTTTATTTTATAAATAAACCCACTCTTTTTAACTGGGGTGTTTTGCAATATATGTAACACAATAAATTTATTCATATTAATATCCTCTTTTAATTACCTTTAAAGATTTACTTATTAATGAAGCTATTTCCACATC